TAATCACATCACATCCCGGCCTTCTACGAGCGTTAGACCGGTCGCCGAAGTGGCAGTGCCTTCGCGGACTCTCTCGATCATCACTCCAAACGGGTGCTAAACGGTCATTTAACAAGACGAGTTCGTGGAAGCGAAAGACAGCAACCTTCGAATACATTCACGGCTACAGCGAGAAATGAATGGCATAGCAGGTTTCCGTCGCAACCGCATCTTTTGGAATGTCTGGTGGGCGGGTAACCATCCGGACCGCCTGCACCGTCCCTCGTGTCACGTCTTGTCCGCAGAGAAACACGACTTCATCGCCCGGTGAACAGTTTGAGAGTCGCTTTCGCCAAAATTCAGTGCAAGCACGATATTCGATCCGTTTTGACCCGTCCACGATCTTGTCGTACCATTCCCTGCGAAGCTGGAAAGAAACTGCCATACTTTGCTGTCTCACCCGGCGGTCTTGAACGTTCGCCGACAACCGAGAACATACGACACGGCTCATGACAGATAAAAAACTTTGCGGCTCTCCGACAGCCGACGGTGAGCCCTGCCAACACCCCGCGACTGACGGCGACTCTTGCTGGCTCGCCGAGCACGGGGGAGCTGCCGATAGCTCGGGACGGCCCGCGCTCTTGGCTGACGACCGCCGGCAAAAACTCGTCTTCCTCGCTGTCGGGGATGGGCTTAAAGTGCATCACCAAGCGTCGATGGCCGGAGTCTCGCCGGATACATTGCGACGCTATGCGTGTTGCATCGAAGACCTCTCACGGCCTGTCTTGGACGACGATGCCTGTGAGTTCTGCGAGAACTACGCGCAAGCACACGCGCGGGGGGCGCGGGAGGTCCTTGATGACTGCCGGCCGGAGTTCCGCGCGTCGGCCTCATTCGGTTACGTCAAAGAAGAAAAGCGCGAACACGAACATACGGGCGAAGGCGGCGGTCCAGTACAACACAATTTAGTGATCGGCGAACCAACAGATGAGTAATGGCAAAAGACGTTTCGTGCGCTCAATGCGGCGAAAAAACGACCGTCTATCCATCTCAACTGGGGAATTATGACCGGCACTACTGCAGCCGCGAGTGTCAGTCAGCATGGCAGTCTGAACACAAGTCAGGGAAGAACCATCATCAACACGACCGGACCATTGTCGTTTGCGAACGGTGTGGCGATGAGTTTGGCGTCGTTCCATCCCGCGAAGACGCGGCAACGTACTGTAGCACCGAGTGCAAAGATGGCCCACGGGCACGACGCGATTGCGACTGGTGTGGAGACACATTCACATTCCCACCATCACGCAAGGACCGAAACAAGCGGTTTTGCTCCGGATCGTGCCGGGCAGAATGGCAATCCCACAATCTTGCCGGTAAAGATTCGCCACGATGGCGCGGCGGCAAGGTCCGATACTACGGACGGAATTGGCAGCGCCAACGCCGGGCTGCATTAGAGCGTGATAATCACACTTGCCAGGCTTGTGGCGCAACCGACGATCTCCATGTCCATCATATCAAACCAGCACGGACGTTCGACCCCGTCAAAGACGCAAATGAGTTGCGGAATTTGGTAACTCTATGCCAGTCCTGTCATTATGAGTGGGAAGGCATCCCAGTCCGGCCAACGCTCCACACCGAAGCTGAAGCTTCATCCACATGAGCGACAAAGGTCATTTCTAAAACAAGGGCCGCGTTACCTTGCATTCATTTCTGGGATCGGTGCTGGCAAAACGACTGCCGGCATCATGCGCGTTGCAGCGAATGCACTTTCATGGAATTCAGGGCACACTGGGTTTGTCGTCGCCCCTACAGTCCCAAGCCTTCGGAATGTCATCCTCCCAGAAATGCGAAAGTGGGACTTGTTTGAATTGGGTGATTACAACAAATCAGAAAAACGGTTAGAATTTCCGAACGGCAGCACGGTCATCTTTGAATCAGCAGACAATGAGCGAAAAATCGAGCGTCTCCGGGGACCATCCATATCATATTTCTGGATGGATGAAGCTGCTACAATTGACAAACGCGCTTGGGATGTCATGGTCGGTCGCTTGCGCGAGGGTGACCACCTCAACGCCTTCGTCACGACGACGCCGAAAGGCGAAAACTGGGTCCACGATACGTTCGTCGCCTCTGAGACACGCCTTGACGATGCCGATGTCATCCAAGGCGTCCCGTCGACCGAGAACCCACACCTCCCCGACGCCTACGCGGACATCGTCGGCGAGTACGAGGGGCGATTTTACAAGCAGGAGGTGGAGGGCGCGTTCGTCGGGTTTGAGGGCCAAGTCTACCCGTGGTTCGACGACAGCAATCTGACCGACGACCCGCCTGCCGCGTACGACGAAGTCATCTACGGCGTCGACTGGGGGCATAACAACCCCGCGGTCGTGCTGGCGATCGTCCGGCATGGCGACCAGTGGACGGTCGTCGACGAGTGGTATGAACGCCGCTGCACAGTACAAGACCACAGCCGAGCCGCCGAGACGCTCGTTGATGAGTGGGGCGACGGCCCGCTGTACTGTGACCCATCGGAGCCAGCGAACATCGAACAGTTCCGGCGGGATGGGCTGGCTGCTAAACAAGCGGAGAACGACGTGACGCCCGGCATCCAGCACGTCTCGAGTCTGGCCGACGAGCTGCGTGTCTGCCGGCGCTGTCAGAACCTCCGCAATGAGTTCAACCAGTATCAGTATCGCGACGGCGGCGACGGGGATAAGCCACTGAAACAACACGATCACGCAGTAGACAGCGCCAGATACGCCTTATATACCCACCAGCAACCCAGCGGTATCACCCGCCGGACGGCACGCACTAACCTCTGACCCATGACAAACGACAGTTTCGACCGCGTCGAGATCGACACCCACCAGCCGGGCCGCCTGCGCCGGGCCTGGGACACACTACAAGATACACTCATCCAGCCCGTCCAGACGGTCACGCGGCGGGCCACACTCAACACAACGACTGGCACCGTTGAGGACATCGACCCGCCGGAGGACCTGGACGAGCTCGTCGCATTGGCCTACGACATCGGCTTCATTCGCAAAAACCTCAGCGAGTTCACCGCCGATGTCACAGAGCCCGGCGTCCGCGTCCAATCGCCCCACGAGCCCACCGAGGCGTATTTCATGGGCGGCGGCGGTGCGCCCGACTCGGCCCCGGAGGGCGGCTTCATCACTGAAGCCTACGTTATCGACGAGAAACGCCAGCACATCAACCGCTGTCTTGACCTGACGGTACTGGATCGCTGGCGGCGCGGGACTGTTCTCGTCGAGTACGTCTACGAGGACCCAGCGGACCCCGACAGCAAGATCACCGGGTTTACTCACATCCGGCCGGAGACGGTGTCGGCCCGGACCTACGAGAACACCAACCAACTCATCGCACCCGACGATACCGAGAATGCCGACATGACGACGCCGCGCGATGAGGCCGCGGCGTTCGTCCAGTTTGACGAGGAGTCGATCCTCGGCCGGCGGACAGGTCGTCGACTATTCACACGCGACGACACATCAATCCCGCTCAGTCAGAACGACGTCCTGAAGCAGACGTTGCACCAGGACATCGGCGGCGACGACCCCGAGGCGGGCGTCTTCGGCGAGTCGATCATCCGCAGCATCAAAGACGCCGCCGAGGAGTATCGCAGCATCTCCCGCGACGAGGCCGAGGCCATCAAGCGCATGGCATTTGGCGTCCACACCGCACAGTTCAACGACTACGTCATCGACGCCGGCGACGAGCACATCCTCGTTGAGTGGCCTGAGGAGGATATCGACTCGGCCACGTCGAAAGTAGAGGACCTCAAACCCGGCGAGGTCATCTCGACAGATGCGAAAGTCGAGTTGGAACGCTTCGCTCCGGACCTCCCGGACCTTGACGGGCCGATGCGCCGGCGGGCGCGAGAGATCGTCGACCCGCTCCCGGCCCCCTTTTACAAACACAGTTTTGCTGACGAGATCAACCAGTTCGTTACGGAAGACCAGCGCGCCGACTACCAGGACCTCATCAAAAGCGAACGTGGGTACCAGGCTAACTCCTGGACCGACGCGTTCCGCGATGTAGCACAACGCCACCCCGATCTTCAAGCCGAGGGGCTGGAGGTCACCATCGAACCCGACGAGGAGGACAGCCCCATCCTGTCGCTGAGCGACGACGACGTCAAGCGCATCGAGACGTTCGCGTCGGCGATGGCTGACCTGTTTGGGCCGGGTGGAGCGCCGAGCTACGTGGATGAGCGCACGCTCCTGGAATTGATCCTCCAGTTGCCGCCTGAGACTATTGAAGGAGACGAAGTCGACGACCTCAGCCTTGACGAGGCGGACGACGAGGTCCGCGCACAATTCGAGGCGCTCCAGGCGGCACGTGCGGAGGGCGATGGCTAGCGATGGCAGCAACGCAAGACCACTCTGTGGATACGTTGGCGAAGGCTAATCGGGACCCCACACGGACAGCTACCCTCCGCAAAAGATACGCCCAAAAATTGCGGGGGAGGTTCGGTGAAGTGAATGCCGAGATCAATAAGGGCGTCCGCGACCGGGACGTGTTTGGCTTGCGCACCGACCGCCGGACGCGACGCCGTCAAGACACACTTGCCGACCCGCTCCCCTCGCGGTTTCCCGAGCGCCGAGACCGACAGATAGAGACGTTTGACGCTTGGCTGCAGCGCCAGATGGACAACGATGTCCTCGGGGCGATCGACTCGGACCGCAACCAGTTCGTCCGTGTCGGGTATGAGCGGGGGGTGACCCACGCCGATGTCGAAGCGCGCAAGATCGGTCTGGACGTCCCCGACAGCAGTGTGGCGGCAGTCATCAACCGCCCCATCCATCGCGACGAACTCGAACTGATCTACACGCGCGACTACAGCGAACTCGAAGGGATCACGCAGGCGGTCAGCCAGCAATCAAACCGGATGCTGGCCGACGGGTTGGCCGCCGGCGAGGGCCCCCGGGAGATCGCCAGGCGTCTGACCGACCGCGTCGACGCGATCGGCAAGACCAGGGCGACGACGCTGGCCCGGACGTCGGTCATCGACACGTTCAACGCAGCG